CGCCACGAGCAACGCGCGCTCGAAATCGTCTGGAAATTCAGGGTTGCCAAACGCCGAATGTTCCGACCAAAATTCCATGCCGAAATGCTGGTATTCGCCAGGCTTCATGACCGGTATGAGATCGCGCGTTTGGCGACTTGTCGTGCCGGGCTTGTTGACCAGTTCGATGCCGGCGCAGCCCATGAAGTGCATCCGCTGGCTCGACATGAGCGCGCGCCAACGTTCTGCATCGTCCTGAGCACTGGCAAGTGCCGCTTCAGCCTTCTCGGCGCGAGCGGTTGCTTCTCCGGCTACCACGCACATATCTCGATGCATATCAGCCAGTCTTTCGGCTCTGGCTTTCCAAGTCTCGATGGATGCCGCCGCTTGTAGGGCCGTTTCCGTGCCGAAGATAGGACTGCGCAACCGCTCAATAAGCGTCACCTCCCCTTCCGCTATCTGCCCTACAGGGGAGGAGAGGGCTGCGAAGATGCGCTTCAAGACTTGTGTCTGATGACCATGCACTTTGCCGATTTCATCGACCGGACAGCCAAATATGGAGAACAGACTTAGGCGCTGCTCATCGGATAGATCGCGGAAAAACCATAGCGAGAGTTTCCGCTGCGCCATTTCTCTCGTGACGTTCATCATTCTGGCCTCTGGGATTGGAGGGTGGCGCGAAGGTGATCGGCATACGCCACGAGCAACGCGCGCTCGAAATCGTCTGGAAATTCAGGGTTGCCAAACGCCGAATGTTCCGACCAAAATTCCATGCCGAAATGCTGGTATTCGCCAGGCTTCATGACCGGTATGAGATCGCGCGTTTGGCGACTTGTCGTGCCGGGCTTGTTGACCAGTTCGATGCCGGCGCAGCCCATGAAGTGCATCCGCTGGCTCGACATGAGCGCGCGCCAACGTTCTGCATCGTCCTGAGCACTGGCAAGAGCCGCTTCGGCGCGGGTGGCGCGGTCGTTGGCTTTCTTCCACCGCTCGTTGGCTGCGTCTCTGATCTCGCGAATACGCGCAACGCATCGTTCCAGATCGGCCGTATAAATTTCACCAATCTGCCTCCCAAAGTACTCCGAGCCGCCGCCCGTAAGCCCGGTGATCGCTTTGGTTGCCTCGCGCGCGTACTCCACCAGGTCCGATTGGACTGCTGGTGTGGGTGGATGGGTGAGAAGAGCAGTTTCGATGTCTCGTCCGATGTCGCGAAAATGGCCCATATAGATTTCGAATGCCGAGGTAGGAGCCAGCCTCAATTCGCTGGCCGCGTATTCGGCTCCGGTCTTGACCAGGTTGCGGTATTCTTCGATGAGGCCGGAGACATCGCGATTTGTCATCGGCTCCGATGCCGGCTCCTGTATGGAGAGGGCGCCGAGAATGCGAGCTTCGAAATCGGCCTGTGCGGCGGCCTTGGCCGCTTCGAGCGAGCCGAACCATTCCCACCTGCCTTCGTTGAACCAGCCATGCGTGGTTTCAGCCGACGCGCGATGGTCACGGACGATGATGAATTCGCCGTAGGGCCGCGCCGCTGTCCAGCGGTCACTATCATCAGACAGAAACCACTCAAGTTCGCGGACCTTCACTCCCTGCTCTTGAGGGGCGCGGGAAGATTCGGCGGACTGCGCGACAATCGTTTCGCCAACTTCGATTGCGCGGTTGAGCGTCGGCAAATGCCACGAGCCTGTGAGCCTCATATCCTTGAGGAAGATGAGGAACCCCGACATCGGCGTCAGCGCAGCATCGTTCTGCGCTTCAAGCGCTTCCGGCTTCAGAGGGGCGGTGCTCTCGGTCATGGCTTCCTCGCAGACTTAATGATGGTTTCGGCAGCCTCGATTTGGCCGGTGACTTCGTATAGCTTGATCGCCAGTTCGAACGGGTCGATGCCGCGCGACCTCCAGAACTCAAGTTCTGCCCCGGAATGCTGTTCCTTGTGCTCGTCCGGCGTCAGCGGGAGCGTCCAAGCGTCGTCTGGCTTCTGCTGCCCTCCGGTGTGCTTCTTGCGGTGCAGGGCGCTCCCTGACCGGATATGGCATGCTTCACAGCCATAGGCGCCGCTCAGGACGCTTGGAAGCTTGCGGATGAACGCAAGGTGCGCCGGGTCCTCAATGCGCTTGGTGGCCTTGCTGGACTTGTCATAGACAAAGGCCGTGTCAGGGCGCTTGATTGCGAAGCCAGCCATCACCGCACCGCCATATCGGATTCAATGATCTCAGAGATCAGCCTTGAAACTTCCTTCATCAGAAGATCGAAGCTGTAGGCCTCCATAAGCTCCTCATGGGGAGGTGTCCTGAGTCTGTCTCGTACTCTGCGCCAGTGAGCGCGGACGGGTTGGAGCTTGTACATCATGCTGCCTCGCTCCTCTCGGTCACGCCGCGCTCGACGCCAAGCAGGTCGTCCAGAGCGTCAAGAACAGCCTGCTTGGAGGCTTGGAACGGTTTGGCGCCCATGGCCTTCACAGACTGGCTCTGCGCCGTGTAAACGCGCACCACGGCCTCGCGGACGGTCACGACGGCGTAATCGTCCATGGGCTTGATGAACGCGGCCACGCGCTGCGCTTCTGCCTTGGACGCGCAGACGATCGAACGCTCGTCAGCATAGCCGGCGCGGATGAGTAACTTCTTGCGCAAGACTTCGGCGGTCGGGAACTCCTCAAACAGCCGATCGGGGAGGTTTGACCACGCATTGCCGAGGGCGGCAAAATAATGGTTGTGGCTGATCTGGCTACGGTCGTGATGCTCGACCATCTTGTAGACTTCGCCGATGACGAAATCCTTGTCGGCTCGAGCCGCCCAATAGTTGGACATGACCCGGAAATTGCCTTCGCCTTCGTATCGAAGGTTGATTGGTGCGGTTGTCATCTTGACCTTCCTGCCGGGACCATTCGCGATCCCGGCTTCTCTGGTTAGCCTGCCAAAAGGGTTAGTTCGCCTGGCACGACGGTTTCCGGGTCGTATTTTGACTTTAGCCGGTGAACCGTGAGGCGAAGCTCATTGAGGAAATCAGTCACGTCGGTTTCGAGCGAGGTGATCATCACGTCGTCGCGGGGCACCCTCTTGATGAAGGTGCTCATCGTCGCCGGCATGCGTGGATCGAATGAAACGAAGTCGCACCAAACCCTTCCGGTACATGCCATCTGCCATTGCATCTGCGTGATGTATTTGCCGGCGATGGTTCCCGTCAGAAGCGTTTCGATGTGGCTGGCAGTCAGCGGGCACTTTATCTCGATAAGCCCGTCCGCGCCCACGTAGCCGTCCGGGCTGGCACCTGTGTCGGCAATATTCGGATGCTTGACGAAGCTGGCGGGCTCGACTGTGGCGTTGGTGAAGAACTCGTAGGTGCGCCGCGCCTCCGGTTCCATGTCGGTGCCCCACTGCATTGCAGCATTGGTAAAGCTCTCGGCAACAGTGCCGGTCAGCCGCTCGGCAACCAGCTGCGCCATGTAGTTGGCCCGGCTGGCACCCCATCCAGTCTTGGTGCGCGCGATGACATCGGCCACGCGGGAGGCCGTCACCTTGCCGGCACGCTCGGTAAACCATTCGACTGTCCCTTGCTCGGTCATCACGAAACCCGCCGCTTCTTCGCTTCCAGGGACTTGATGACGCGCTCATATTGCGAGGCGGCGATGTCGGGCACGGACTCAACCTTCATCAGTTCGCAAAAGCGCTGAATGTCGGTTTCCGTCTCTTCGATCAGCTTGCGGATGGCAGCGGCTTGCTCAGAAGTGATCGGTCCATCATCCGCCGTATCTCCGGCGTGCTTGGCATCGTCATCCTCGGCAGCCGCAAGACCCAGCGCTGCCTTGAGCGTCATCCGCTGGAGATACGTCAGCGTAGAGCCGACTTGCTGGAGACTGTTCTTGTTGCCGCTCTCGTCACGCGGCCCGACAAGGCTGTTCTCCTCGAAGTATCCAAGGCGATGCGACACGACACATGTTACGCTCACAGGCTCGGTCGGCGCGGAACTGGTGCGGAAGCGGTAGGACAGGCCATGCTTGCTCAGGATCGGGTTCACGGTCCGGGCAATCTCTGCCAAGTCCTCGTGCCGGTAGTGTGTGCGGCCCTTGCTTGACGTGAAGTCCACGACACGGTTCTTGCTGATGACCGGGATCTCGGCTTTCGCCGCCGCCATGGCCTCGTCAAATGCCTTGCGAGCCTGGCTGGCTTCCCAGCGCTCTTGAAGGGCAAGAAGCCGCTCCAGCGTCTCCGGTGTGGCGTTGCTGGTCAATGCGCGATCAATCATGTCCATCGGCGTGACGGAAACGGACGGCGCTGCTACCATCTCACGCTTGGCGGTGGTAGGCTCGTGTTCGATAAGTGCGCTGGAAACCGTGTTCATGCTGCCAATCCTTCTTGGTGAAACTCTTGGTGCCGGTCTTTATCCGCAAGGCTGACGATGGTTTCGGCTTCGGATGGGCTGATGCCGGCGGTGAGGAGCAACAGGCGCTCCCATGCCATGCGCTGGGCGCGGGACAGGTCCAGCAGCAGGGCCATCTCGGCGATTTGGTCGCGTGGCATGTCAGCACGAGCACGAAAAATAGGCTTCGCGGTTCCCGCGCTTGCCAGTGATGGTTTCCCAATGCGACCACCATTCATTGTCGATGTGGTCGCGGGCGGATTCGTAGGGGCCAATATGTTCTTCCTCGCCGGCGTGGATGGCGTAGGCATAAGCCTCGGCTTCGCTTTTCCCTTCACCGTCGCCGTAGTAGTCCTCGGAGACATGCTCCATGGCCCACTTGCGCATCCACGCTTCCGAAGCAGCCTTATCGGTCACGTAATGCTCATCGGCATCAGCATGGAACGTCGCTTCCTCGGGGAATGCCGGATGGCTCCAGACATGCCGCAATGAGGTGATGGTGCGCGGCAGGACGACGAACCAAAAGCGCTGGCCAGACTGGACAAGATCGCCTAGAAATGGATCGACAATGCCGGTTGCGTCGTGGCTTGCCGGGACCGCAAAGCCTTCCTCGATCTTGACGCGCTCACCAGGGCGAAGCCGGACGCCGGCAATGGTGGGCTCGACCGCCAGATGGATGGCGTCCCGCCCGCTGTTGTCGGGGATGGGATGCGTTCCCAGCGTGTCGAGGGCGTCGGTGGAAACGGTGTGCTTCTGGTTGCTCATTCGAATTCGTCCTCTTCATCCGGATTGGCAGGCTCAAGCTCAAGCTCATCCGGTCGGATGCCCTGCAAAAGCTGCCGGTAGGTGATGTCGGCATTGATCTGGTAATATTCGCCGCCGACGCAGACCAACCGGCTAGGACCAAGCACTGAGCCATTGCACCGCGTGGTGAGAACGCGCACTTCCTGGTGGGGGCGCTGGCGGCCGATATTGCTGAGCGTGGTGGCCATGCCTTGGACTGTGCGGCTGTGGGCGGTCATTGGTCCGCTCCTGTAGCCTTGGCGATGGCCCGGCGTACCTGTTCACGCGTTTCACCGACTGACGATCCGAAGCCAGCCCGCATTTCGGCCTCAAGCTGCTTGAGCGCGGCCAGCATTTCTGGTGCAGCGGCGATCAGGCGGGCGTTTGCCTCGACGCGCGGGAAGTTCCCCTCGTCCAGTTCCGTGGGCCACGGTAAAGCAACACCGACGAGCCCGCCCAAGTTGTCGCCTATTATGCCGCAACTCCCGCGCTCCTCGCCCTCATAGCAAATCCCCTGAGACAGCCACGGGCCTGGAGTGAACGTATGCGCTGTCTTCTCATCTGCGGTCATTGGTGTTCTTGTCCGGTTGATGGGGGTATTTGCTTTGGAGGGGGTCAATCGGTGTAGGCGATGTACTCAAACCGCCCGTCTTTGAACGAACTGAACCGGCCGCCGAAGGTGCCCTTGACGACTGCCTCAACCTCTTGTCTTGTGGTTCCGTCCGGGTAGACGCCGATCACCTTCTGGGATGCGTTGCTGTGCATCTCGATCCGGTAATCAATCTTCGTAGGGTCAAGGATGCGCTTGGCGCGCTCCACATAGGCGAAGTCGTTACCGAAATGGATCGAGGCGATTTCCTGGACCACCAGCGGGTCGTCCGCTTCTTCCCATTCGCAAACCGGGCAGAACGCCGTCACGGACGTACAGGAGAAGCACGGAGGGTTGATGTGGCAGGAGCAATCCTCCGACTTGTGCATTTCGATGACGCCAGCACACGCGGCCCGATTGCAGACATCTCCATCGGAGTATCCAAGCTTGGGTTTGTCTGTCGCGTTCATCTGTCGTTCCTCAGTTGTATCCAGATAGGCGGGGAGGGGTTGGGAGGGCGGCTAGACTTTCGCCAGCGCGCTCTTGAAGAATTCGATAGGGGTATCTCCCTCGGGAACATCGCCAGCGTTGGCGCGGGCAAGATGACGGCTGAGAGCTTCGATCACGGCTTCTCGCTCGTCTTTGCTGAACTTGACGGTGAAGGTGACGGTCTTCGGCTTGTCGGCCGTTGGCAGCCTCTCCTGAACGTAGTCTGAGAGTGTTCTGATCTCCCGCTCGCGCCGGCCTTTGTGCTCATGAACGGATGGCACAATCCCATGCCCGCTATCGGTGAAGCGGATTTTCGGGAGGCCCCTAAAGTTCTCGGCCTTCTTCGCGTTGGTCGTGTAGGCGCGATAGCGGCAGTCGCTCCAATCGGCGGTGCTTCGCATTTCCAAGCAGAAGGTCGGCATTGTCGTTTTCCCTTGTCTCTTGCCTATCGGCTTTGCGGGGGTGAGGGGCTATGCCGCGAGGCTTGCAATGGCCGAGGAGGCATTCCGCGCGGGGCGGATATCGGCAATGATGCCGTCGCTCGTGATCTCGAACGGCAGCTTCGTCGTGGCGATTGCCTTTGAAACGAGGCCGAGTTTCTTGGCTGAGATGCTGATCACGCAGGCCTTGCCAGTCGGCGAGGTGCTGAACGCCTTGTAGGAGGATGCGCCCTTCGAGTTGCGCGGGATCAGGGCAATGAAGCCTGAATGCTCGCCGGAGCCGAGCATGATGTTGAAGAACATCGGCTCGCCGACCTTCTTATAGACATCCTGAGAAATGGTGATCGCGGCTGTGCCTGGCGTGCTCTTGCTGATCCTGACCTGAACGGTGCTGATCAGCGCTGCGGCGCCCTTGAAAACCCCGCGTTCTACATCATGAAAGGCCATTGTTACTCTCCTGTCCCAAGGCGAGATTGCCGTTCGGGTGTAGGCAGTAATTTACTCCCAGCAAAAACCGATTGCAAGCAAAAAAGTTACTGCCAGAAAAAATTTATTGCGGGGGAGGGGCGGATCGCCTAAAAGAAAAAGGCTCCCGAACGGTTCACGCCGCTGGAGCCTTACGGTTGACGGCAAATTTCCTTGGCAGGTTTGCAGCCATCAACAGGTAGCATTGTTATAACGTTACGATGCCGCCGTCAATCAAAATCCTGCCAACGGGTTCCCGATCCTTCTAAAATCGGGCCGTGCGGAGATGCCGTTTCGTGGCTAACCCGCATATGAACTGGCAGACGGCAAGACACGCGGGCTAGGACGGCCCTGAACGCCCCGCAAGGGTGGATAAACGACGAAAGCGGTGAGGTCCGGCGCTAATGCCCGATCTACCAGGAGTGCGAGACCCTCAGAGCCGCCGGGAGCTTCCGGCATCATCTCGGTCGATAATGCGTGCAGTGCCGTAACAGCATACGCCTACGGAATCAGACGGGATAGATGTGAGATACCTCACCCTCCGTCTTTGCCTTGCTGTGTCTTCAGCCGGCCCTTTTCAAAGCTTTGACGACCTCAGAAATTTGGCGCTTTTCGCCTTCCGACGCGTGATCCCAAAGAGACCAGATCGCATCATTGTCATCTGGGTTGCGCATCAAAAGTGAGGCCGGGTCCGTCTGGAGCGCATCAGCCAGCAGTTCAAGCGTCGATTGTTGATACCCGCTCTGGCCGCGCTCCAGAAGAGAAAGAGCTGGGGCCGACATCTCGATGCGGTCGGCCAGCTGCTCTAATGTCAGGCCACGATATTTGCGCCACTGGCGAATGAAGGTCCGCCGGTACTGTTTGCGCTGATATCGGTCTGCCCTTTGGATCATGGAAGAGATTGTGCACTGCACTCATCGTGCCCTCCATGCAGCGCCAGCAAAAAAATAACTTGAAGTAAATTTATCTCTGAGTTAAAAGGGGTGCTATGAGCAAAGCACCGCATCCCCTCCGCGAATGGCGCAAGAGCCAGCCCAGCCCGACCAACCCCGCAAAATCCATGAGCCAGGCAGAGCTTGGCGAACTGGTCGGGGTGGGGTCGGCGCAAATCTCGCTCATCGAGAGCTGGGATCGCGGCTGCTCGTATCAGGTGGCCAAGAAAATCACGGATCTTGCCGGCGATGCGGTGTCGCTTGAAACGCTCATCACCAAAGAGGCGAGCGCTGCCTAATGCGCCACCATCATCCCCACGACGATATTCCGGAATTTCCCGCTGATCGCCTTCATGGACAGCGCGGAACCCGCATAGGCAGCTGGCCCGCTCATGACGATGCGCGCCACAACAACGCTTTCCTCGCCCTGATCGATCAAGGACCGCTGCTTGGCGAAAAAGGTAAAGCGGAAAAGACCGTCGCCCAAGTCCTCCACATCGTGCAGCCCAGAACAGAAAATATCCGGCACGATAGCCGGTTCGACAAGCGCCCTTCCCATGCTGTTGCCTCCCGCCAGCGGGGTTTTTCTTATTGCTCGCCGGCTGGACATCAGGTTCGGCCATATCGCGGTGCACAAGCAACGGCGCCATTAGCCGATTTAACAGCGATTGTTTCGCGTGGTTACCGAAGCGTTGAGGGCTGCTCATTGCCGATCACTGGCAAGAGCCTTGCGCAGATCGCGGGCGAGAGCACGCGCGACGGTATCAGGCAGAACAAGCCGGTTCACGATGCGGTGTTCCTCGCCATGCGAGACCCATGCGATCAGGCGCACTTCGCCATCGACCCGTTCTACATCGACGCCGACCGCGAACACGTCGAGGACAATCACCGGCTCAGTGAGCGGTGGGTCGCCTTCATCGGACATCAGGATTCTCCGGGGGTGGCATCATGAAGAAAGCGACATTTTTCCTCGGCCACGCTGGCGTCCGATATTGGGAAGATGCCTTTGTCAATGATGTTGAGGATACGGACGGGACTCTTATCCCTGGCCGTGTTGGCGATGATTGGTGCGTCAAGATCGACATTGCAACTGGAACCATCATCGATTGGCCTCAAAGCACAACGGCCGACATTCATTACAAGGTCTGCGACGCGGGCGAATACTGGCTCCTCGATGCCGAGGGGAACAAGATCGCTGGTCGAGAGGGGTATGTTCCCGGCGACTTCCTTTGTCACGGCGACAACGGCTTTGGTGATTACATCATTCTCAAGGTCGGCCATGACGGAAAAATAGCCAGCTACGAGCGCCCGGAAATTGTCCCGGAAGATTGGACATGGGCCGCAGCATGAGCACTCCAGACTCCAACGGCTGGCACGACATTTCGACGGCGCACAAGGACGGCTCGTGGATGTTTCTCTACTGGCCCACGATGTCGATCACGTCGTTCCCGCAAGTCGGCTTTCACATGGGCGACGAATACGGCTGGGAACTGGCCAACGATCGCGACTATGGCGAGGTGTTCCCCACGCATTGGCGGCCGATGTTCGCCCCTCCCGTTTCCCATTCGTCATCGCCCCCTCCTCCCCCAATGACGAAGCCGGCAGCTTGTCCTCCCCTCGCTGCCGGCACCATTTCAGAAGGTGACGCATGATCACCTCATTCCCCATCTTCCGGAGCGTAACTTTCGCGCGATCTACCCTCGTCAAGGATGCGTCCGGAAATAGGACGCGCGGTATCCTTGGGCCTGATTTTTTCGAACACATAATCCAACTGTCCCAAATCCGCGCGTCTGCCGTATTCCAATCCGCTAGCCAACTCCTCCCGGCTGTCGGTAAGCTGCGGACGGCGATCGAGCGAACCCGAACCCAAATCGCTCTCGCCGTCCGCGCCTTCGTCCGGGGACAACGGACGATCCAGAATTCTTGCCGGGCTCTGAGCGCCGGCAGCTCTCTTCTTCGCTCGCTCGTCCAGCACCCGCAAAAGTCGGGACGCAGCGGCTTCCATGCTCTCTTCCTCGCGCCAGTTCGGCTCCTTTCGTTGCTGATCGCTCATGAAAGCAACGTAGCAGAGGGTTCATGTCATGAGCGGCAAGTCACATGTAAAGGGTAACAAAATGTCTGTGGTCGATATCAACGATCCGATGTTTGCAGGCAGAAGCGCCAAGAAAATGGCGGCGGACCTGTTGGGGAAGTACCATCGGGGTCCCGGTGATAACATCGAAACGGCAGCTTATCGCATCCAATCAGAATGCGGAGTTGACGCAGAGATCATCATGCAGGGCTGGAACCGACCGGCGCGGGGGATGCTTACTCATCGTTGGCTCCCATTGTTTCAAGCCTGGTGCCAAGCCGGGTTTGCGAAAGCAGATGCAGCTTACGACGAGGAAAGGGCGCGCCATGAGGACTATCCGGCGCTTGTTAGGCTGGCTGATTTTGTGGCTGGCAAGAAAGCTAAGGGGTGAGTGATGAAGAACCGACTCTCCGATCTAAACAACCATCTGTTCATGCAACTCGAACGTCTTGCTGACGAAGGCATGACAGCGGAGCAATTGGCGGGCGAGGTCGAGCGTGCCGACGCCATCGTTAAGGTGGCTGACAAGATTGTCGACAATGCCCGCCTGTCGTTTCAGGCCTGTGAACTCGTCGCGAAGCATGGCGACCGCTTCATGAAGCATCTGCCAATGATCGCGGAATCGGAGCCCGCCGCCGTCCTTGACTTCAAGAAGAAGGTCGAGGGCGGATCATGAAGGGCCATTGGATAACATACAGCTCCGAGGAAATGCGGTGGCTTGAAGCCAACGTGTGATGGTGATCAGCGACTATCACAGAGCCTTCGTAGCGGCCTTCAGGCGCGAAGACGTTTCGGCGGCGAACCTCCATTCCCTACGGAAGCGCAAGGGCTGGATGACCGGTCGAACCGGATGCTTCACGAAAGGCCAAATCCCTGTGAACAAGGGCAAGACTTGCCCGCCAGGGAAGGGAGGACGCCACCCTAACGCCCGTAAGACGCAGTTCGTCAAAGGCCACGGACGCAGCGGCATTGCAGTCGACCTTTACAAGCCAATCGGCACCGAGCGGCTGAGCAAGGACGGCTACCGCGAGATCAAGATGCACGACGGCATGCCGCTGCAATCTCGCTGGCGTGCGGTTCATCTGGTCGAGTGGGAAAAGCTGAACGGAAAGATCCCAAAGGGTTTCGCGCTGAAATGTCTCGATGGCGACCGTCTCAACACCGATCCGATGAATTGGGAGTGTGTCCCCCGCGCATTGTTGCCGCGTCTCGGTGGCCGTTTTGGCCGTGGTTATGACGCCGCGCCAGCCGAGGTTAAGCCGACCATCATGGCAATAGTCAAGCTCGAACACAGCGCCCGCGAAAAGTCGAAGCGCGCAGCCTAATCCACCCACTAACAGGAAAGGAAAGCACCATGAAGTGCCAGACCATTTCGACCCTCGATGGAATATTCACCCTAGACGACAGCGGCTTCTATGTCCCGATTGTCGAACCTGATCCTGAGATATCCGTTTGGGCATTCCGCACATTCTGGCTCGCTGCGATTACGTTCTGCATCCTTGTGCTGTTTGGAGCTGGATATTGCGCGCTTCAGGCATGGCGGGCTGTGGAGGCGTTGGCAGGAATTTCAATCAACTGAGGAGCCTGAAAATGAACATGCAAGCCACAGTCAGTGCCGTTGCGTTCGCAGGCATGGAGCGGTTCCATGAGATCCCTGACGCGGCTGCAATCCTTGTAACCCAGGCAGGCGTCTACCGGCAGGTAAAACTATATCGGCGCGGCGATGAAGTCTACGCCGGGCAGGGCACCGGATTCATCCGTCTTTTCCGCAATGGTGGGACATCCACGCCGCACACCAAATATGCCGGTCTCGACTTGGCCGGCCTCAGGGCAGACGAGGACAGACTTGGGCGCCTCATCATAGGTGGCGGCAATGGTTGATCTCGCCAAGCATGCCAATATGACGGACGTCCTGACTGTGCCGCGCGCTGCGATAGCACGGTCTATCGTCGGTATGGCGCATTTTGCCTCAACTGGTCCGGCCGGTGCCTCGTGCGGTCAGTGCGAATTTTGGGTCGCCGTTCGCAAGAAGATGATCTGCGAGAAGTATCGTTCGCTCACGGGTGACGACAAGAAGGCAATCCCTGTCACAACACCAGCCTGCCGCCATTTTGTGGAGCGGCCGGAATGAGCGAGCGCATCCCGCACGACCACATGGCGCACGCGCTCGACCTTATGGTCGCGGCCAAGGTCAACTGGCTGTCTCGTTTCTCGGACGGGAAGCAGAAACGTCCAGACCATGAGATCGACCTTAAGCGCCGCGACATCGAAGTGTTGCGCCAAGCCGCCGCTGATTATCGCGCTGCCGCCTCACGTGATGCGAGGGCTGCATGACGCAGCGCAAATACCGAAATGTCCCGACAGTGATCGACGGCATCCGCTTTGCCTCGAAGAAGGAAGCATATCGGTATTGCGAATTGAAGCTACTGGAGAAGGCCGGAGAGATATCCGGCTTGAGGCTCCAGCCGCGCTATCCACTCACAGTAAACGGGCTGCACGTCGCAACCTACGTCAGTGATTTTGAGTACACCGACAAAAATTCAAACCGGCTTGTCACGGAAGACGCGAAGGGCGTTCGCACCCGCGATTTCATCAACAAGGCCAAGCTGTTCCATGCGCTCTACGGTAGGGAGGTTTTGCTTTCATGAGCATCGAAGCTTTTGCCAAGGAACTCATCCGCGCATCTTGGGAAGGTTGTGATGGCGGCGACATCATCCAAGAGATGGCCGAGAAGCATGGCCTCATCAAGAGCGTGCCATTCGATCCGGCAAAGCACACCGATGATACGGGCTATAGCGGCATCGGAGATCCATGGTTCGTCTTCGCTGGGCCTCTCGCCGGAGAAGGCGCATGACCCTGGAAGCCCGCCACGCCATTCTAGACGCTCTCCTTGCCGTCCTCGATGACGAGCATGCCCAAGAACTCATTCAGCACCGCAAGGCCAAGAAGGCGGCTCTTACGCCTATGGCCACGCGGATACTTATCAAGCAGTTCCTGCTCTACGGCGATCCAAATGGGGCCGTCGAAGAAATGATCAACCGCAACTGGGTCGGCTTCAAGGCTGACTGGATGCCGAGACGTGCGCTCCAAGCGTCCACAGGCCATTCAATGATCGATGCGCTGGCGAGGACACATTGAACGCGCTCTGTCAAATGGACTGCGGAAGAGCAGTCACAGCCAAGGGTCTATGCATGGCGCATTACCTGCGGCTGCGCAGGTACGGCGATCCTTCGCGCGGTGGCGAACTATCCGTTCGCACACGTACTAATCCAGCGAAGATAAGTGAGTTTATCGCAAGCGCTTTAGAGAGCGACATGCGCGAATGCATCATCTGGCCCTTTGGCAAAAGTGATGGGTATGGAAAATTCGGCAGCACATACGCACACCGCTTTATATGCGAGCAAAAGCACGGACCATCGCCCTCGGATATACATGAAGCAGCTCATGGTTGCGGCAATGCGTCCTGTGTGAACCATCGGCATCTTAGATGGGCTCTCCCGAAGGAAAACAGCGCGGACAGGCTAGTCCACGGCACCCATATTCTTGGGGAGAAGTGCGGCACGTCCAAACTCACTTCTGACGATGTGAAAGAAATCCGCCGGCTGCATGGGAAAGTTACCGGAGCAGAATTGTCCCGCCGATACGGTGTAGGCCAGATGCAGATTAGTCGAATTCTCCGGCGCCAAAGGTGGGGCTGGCTCGATGACTAACTACCCCGCCGTCCAAAGCCGGTCCTTGATGCCACTCAGTGCTGATGAGGCCAGAAAACCCTTAGCAATCTTGTTTGCGGCGTACCCAGACCCGTGGGTGGACAAAACCGCAAGCCATGTCCAGAGGCTCATGGACGCCAAAGTATCGGCCTATCTCCTGGCAGTGCAGGGCCTTCCAGCGTGGTCCATAGAATCTGCCGTAAAGGACTTCATACAAGGCCGCGTAGAGCGCAAGCGCCGTGACAAGCTGCCAACGGCTGAGGAAATCGCTGCAGTCGCTCGGGAGCATGTGACCGTCGAAGCAACCAAGCAGACCGCAGAGCGCGCACGTCGAGAGCAGATCGCCGAATCCCAGGCTTGGGAAGAAAAACAGCGCTGGCTCAAGACATCAGAGGGTCAGGAGCATCAGCGCCAACGTGCCGAGCGCGCTGCGTTGATCATGCGCACAGCCGCCAGAGAAGCGTGAGCAATCTACGAATCCGTGGCGACTGGGGTGCCTGGGAAGAAATTGAGGCACTAGTCCACAAAAGGAAGCAGGCAAATGCTGAACGAAAAGCAAGACGACTGGGGACTGACCCAGATCCAGTATGCGCACCGGGAAAAGCAGCGAGCGCGGGACAGGATGAGGAAGCGGATGCAGCGGGCGAAGATCAAGGCAGCGCCTCCGATGGTCTGTGAGTATCCTGTGGATAACTTTCAATGCTTTCGTCTGAAAATGCAAGATATTCAAGACCTTGATATACTGGCATATCGAAAATACGTCCCCAACAGAACAACACTCGGATTGCTGATGACGGCCAAGGGCGATGGGGACTGGATCAGCCTGCCATACGTGTCGATTTTGCAAGGACTAACACCATGAAGGCTCGAACCAAAGCGCAGAGACGAGGGCGCCCACGCAAATCAGGCCAGCGCGAGGCAAATGGCCAGCCACAGCGCGCGAGCGTGGCAGAAACGCGCCAAGGCAACATCGAAGCCCGGATGCGCCTCCACGGCCTTACCCTGGTCCAGGCAGGGGACAGGTTGGCTGGCTATGAGGTCGGGCGCCTCTACCTTCGCGGCCAAATCGACCTGGTGGATGTCGAACTGTGCGATGATTACGTGCAGACAGTCGCCCGCTTCATGAGCCTGACAAACCCACAGCATCCGTTCCCCAAGGCAATGGACTATGTGGCCACGATCAAAGGCCTGGGCGGCGAGCCGACACAAGGGCAAATCGACCGCACCCGCAAGCGCTATGAAGACTGGCTTCAGCCGCTGAAGGAATGCGACAGCCGCTCCCAGATGACGTTCCACGGCGTGGTGTTCTATGATCACCCGGCAATGATCAATTTGGCTCAGGTGAAGGAATGCATCGGAGCGCTGAGAGCGAAATTCCGGTGAAAACATTTCGCTTGCGAAACGATCGCGCCCATGTGATAAATGCACAATCCCACAAATCATAACAGCGCCTCGCAAATCAGCGGGGCGTTTTACGTTGAGGCACATAATATGGCTGAGCGTGGTCGCCGGCCCGGTTTCACGATGTCAAACGAGCACCGGGTTAAAATCCAGAACAGCAACATTCTCAACGCGCTTATTGAGCATGTTGAGGGCAAGCGCGAAATGTCGGCTACTCAGGTGTCCGCCGGGCTCGGATTGCTCAAGAAAATCATGCCGGATCTCGCGGCAAGTGCTGATGCTGGCAGTGACGGCGAACTGAAGCCCGTGAACAGGATGACGGATGAAGAGCTTGAGGCCATCGCCGCAGGCCGCAGCGCAAGAGTTGCTGAGACGGCGCCGGGCGCGAAGCAGCTTAATTGAGTATGCCCGCTATATCGAGGTGCCTGGTGCGCCCGTCTCTGAAACCGATGAGGACACGGAACAGTTCAAGCCGGTCGAGACGGTTCTAGCCCAGCATCACGAGCTTATCCTAGCGGCCACGCAACGCTGCATAAAGCGCCACAGTGGGCGAACCATGCTGTTCCTGCCTCCGGGCAGCGCAAAGTCCACATACGCAACTGTCGTCGGCCCGACGTGGGCAATGGGCAATATTCCCGGCTTCAGGGTTATCGGGGTCAGCTACGGATCGGATCTCGCTCGCAAGTTTGGCCGGCGCATGCGGTCCATCACGAAGCAAGCCGGGTTTCAGAATCTTTTTGGTACGGCGTTGAGTTCGGAAAGCAGTGCGGCGGATGAATGGGCGCTTGAGAATGGCGCTGAATACATGGGCGGCGGTATCTTGTCCGGCATAACCGGCAACCGCGCTGACTTCATCCCGATCGATGACCCATTGAAGGGCAGACAAGACGCCGATTCCGAAGTTGTCCGCAAGCGGACGCTGGAAGCGTACCAGGATGATGTTCTGACGCGTCTCAAGCCTGGCGGATCAGTGATGATCACCGAAACGCGCTGGCATGAGGATGATTTGGCGGGCGCGATCCTGCCTGAAGGCTATAACGGCGAAAGCGGCATGATCGAATGTCGCGACGGCAATACGTGGGAGGTGATCTGCATCCCCGCCAAGGCTGAAAGGGCAGATGACCCGCTCGGCCGCCAGATTGGTGAATATATCTGGCCAGAGTGGTTTCCTGCATCGCATTGGGCAACGTTCGAGCGCATCCCGCGCACATGGTCAGCGCTATACCAGCAGCGGCCAACCCCGGAAGAAGGCGACTATTTCAAAGCCGAGTGGTTCAAGCCGGTCGCAAAGCTGCCCGATCCAGCCACACTGCGGGTTTACGGCGCATCGGACTATGCGGTTACGAAGGATGGTGGCGACTTCACGGTTCATATCGTGGTCGGCGTCGATCCTGAAGACAGGATCTATCTTTTAGACCTCTGGCGCAAGCAGACGGCATCCGATGAGTGGGTGTCATCCTTCTGCGATCTGGTGATCGCGAACAAGCCGATAGGATGGGCTGAAGAAACGGGGCAGATCAAGTCTGGTGTCGGGCCGTTCCTCGAAAAGGAAATGCGCAAGCGCCGCGCCTGGACTGCCAGGGAGCAATTCCCGACCCGTGGGGACAAATCCATCCGCGCTCAGTCCATTCGCGGGCGTGCGGCACTCGCGGGCATCTATTACCAGGCAGACGCGCCGTGGTGGCCGACGCTTCGTTCCGAGCTGCTATCGTTCCCGGCCGGCAAGCATGACGATCAGGTCGACGCGTTGGGTCTGGTAGGTCAGCTTCTGGACCAGATGGTTGTGGGGCAAAAGCCCGAAACCCCGGAGAAGACGGCTCTGAAATCCGGCTATCGCTCCTACGGCGAGCGTTCGAACGGCCCTGACGTTCAGACAATTTGACGGAAACCCGCATGGCTGTACGTGAAACCACGACCGGCTTGAACCGCCGGCGCCGCGAGTTCGAATCGTATGCCACCGCAAAGGCAAACGAGATCGACGAACAGCGCCAGGCGTGGCGTTACTATCATGCTGCCCAGTGGACGGCAGCGCAGTTGAAGACGCTGAAGGACCGCAAGCAGCCGCCGATCACCTTCGATCGCACCAGCAGGCGCATTGACGGCCTCGTGGGCGTGGTGCGCAAGCTCAGGACCGACCCGAAGGCATTTCCGAAGACGCAGCAGCACGAGAACAGCGCCGACGTGGCAACGCAGGTTGTCCGCACGGTCTGCGATCAATCTCGGTTCGAGGATATCGAGGCCGAATGCGCCCGCGATGGTGCAGTGCATGGCATCGGTGTTTCCGAGCTCACCTTTCAGCAGGGCGATCACGGAGACCCTGACTTCAAGCTGGAATATGTCGATCCACGCTCGTTTTTCTATGATCCGCGTTCGATCAAGAACGACTTTTCCGATGCTCGCTTCATGGGCACCTACAAATGGGTAGGACTGGACGAGCTTGAGGAGATGGTTCCCGGCGCTTCCGAGAAGGTCGGGCAGTCGGATGATGGCACCTATACGACCGCCTTCGATACTGACCGGGAAATGCTCTGGATCGACGAGAAGCAGCGCGTTCGCCTGGTCGATCACTGGTATATCGAGGGCGGCAAGTGGCGCTGGTGCCTGCATATCGGGACAACGGAGATTGCCGGCGGTGAAGATGGCGGGGAATCGCCGTTCACCAACGATCGCGGCAAGTCGCTGTGCAAGTTCCTCGCCTTCTCCAACCTCATTGATCATGATGGGGACAGGTATGGCTTTGTTCGCCGCCTGAAAGGGCCACAGGACGCGATGAACCAGCATCGCTCCAAAGCCCTGCACATCATGAACACGCGCCAGATCAAGGTGCGCAAGGGGGCATTGGAGGACGTAGAGAAGACCCGCAAGGAAGCGGCTCGTCCCGATGGCGTGCTGGAATACACCGGCAACGCGGAAGATTTCGAGGTCATCCAGCCGGCCCAAGAATTCTTGCAGCAGACCGAATATTATCAGGACGCCAAGAACGAGATTGACCAGTTCGGGCCAAACCCGGCTTTGCTCGGGGATCTCGGGAAATCGGCATCCGGCCGTGCCTACACGATGGCTCAGCAGGCAGGATTGGCAGAGCTTGGCCCGTTCCTGAAGAACTTCCGCATGTGGAAGCTCGCGCAATATGAGGCGATCTGGTGGACGGCCAAGCGGCATTGGACAGGCGAGCGCTTTCTGCGCATCACTGACGATGAAGGCTTGGCGCAGTTCATGAAGGTGAACGGCGTTGAGTTGGACCAGTTCGGCCAACCGGCCCTGGTCAATGCTCTCGGATCGATCGATGTCGATATCGTCATTGATGAAGGCCCGGATACGGAAACCGTGATGGGCGACGTGTTCGACACGCTTGGCTCACTGGCGCAGAACAAGGTTCCGGTCCCCCCGGCCGTCATTATCGAGGCATCCAATCTTCCCGGCGAGGTGAAGAAGAAGATGCTGAGCATGATGCAGCAGCAGGACCCGGCGACGGAAGCCGCCAAGCAGCTCGAATTGCAGAACAAGGATGCGGCGAACAAGGAATTGCAGTCGCGCGCCATGCTGAATATGGCCAAGGCGCAGTCGGAAGGTGCACCTCAGGGCCAGCCCGACGATACCGCCAAGAACATGCTGGAATGGCACAAGGCGCAGCTTTCCGCGCTGACCTCTATCGAGGTTGCCCGCATCGGCGCCAAGACCGATCTGGACAGCCAGCAGATCGAACACGCGCTGGAAACCTCGTTGCATCTATCCGACCAGGCGCATCAGCGCGACATGGCGGAATTCCAAGCACAACAGTCCTTGCAGACGGCGCAGATCGCCGCCAAGGCCAAGAGTTCGTCCGCACCACGAAACGGTGCAAGGCCGGCCTGAGCCCATCAGGCGCCGCAACGCCCTCCGCGACAGTGAGAGCCACGCCATCGGACGCGACAGTCCGGGAGACAGAAAATGAGTGATCTGCCAAACGGCGCCGAAAGCGTCGACGATACCGCCTTGTTCGCCGATGTGACCGGAAGGGAAGCAGCCCCCGTGGTTGTCGAGCCCGCACCGGTCGCGAAAGAGCCTGCCACGACGACAGAGCCGAACCCGGCGCCAGAACCGGCAATCCCGCCGGCACGGCTCAGGGAAGAGGCAGAGGCACGCCGCAAAGCCGAGCGCGAGCTTGACGAATTGCGCGGACGCCTCGCTGCCATGCAGGAGCAGAAGAAGCCAGCCGAACAGCCCAAGGCCCCCGACTTCTGGGAAGACCCGAACGCGTTCGTGCAAAACTCTCTGACGCCCATGCAGGAGCAGTTCCAGCAGCAGGTTCAGGAGATGCGTGAGCATTTCTCGAAGCAGACGGCCATTGCCCAGCATGGGGCGGAAGTCGTCAAGGCCGCTGAGGATGCCGTCGAAGAGGCATTGCGCCAACTCCCGCCGGATCAACAGGCCCGCATGCGCGCCGCGCGTGGCAAGGACCTGGACCCGTATGGCGAGATGGTGCGGTGGAACAAGCAGCGCATGGCAATGCAGGAAGTCGGACCAGATCCGGCCGCCTACAAGAGCCGCATTCTTGAGGAATCGCTGAAGGACCCAGAGTTCCTGAAGCGCGCCCTTGAGGCCGCACGCGGAACAGCCACGGCAACCGGCAACACGATCACCCGTCCCCCTGTCGCTTCAATTCCCTCACTGAGCAAAGTCGGCGCCGTAGCCCTTCCTGAAGGTCAGGATGAGGCATCGGATTCCGAGTTGTTCGCCTCAATCACCAAGCGCCGCCGAGGCTGAAGCCCGGTCGCGAAATAGGAGTTAGCCTCCATGGCTCTCACCGCGAACCATCCCAACAACGAACTGGTCAAATTCCGCAAGGATGTGGCCTACGACTTCCTGCGTTCCTCGCGCTTCGACCCCTATATGGGCGATGACTCGACCTCCATTGTCGTCCGCATGGGCGATCTGGAAGCCGACGGCAAGGAAATCCGCGTCCCGCTCGTCACCCAGCTTGCTGGCGATGGCGTCGGCGCCGGCACCATGCGCGGCAACGAAGAGCAGATCGACAGCTACGGTATGCCGGTCTGGGCAGACTGGGCACGTAACGCCGTGGCCAACAACCGGGCCGTCAACAAGGAATCGTCGTTCAACATCCGTTCGACGGCGCGTTCCCTGCTTCGCGGCTGGTCCAAACGCATCGTGCGCGACGACCTCGTGGATGCGCTCCTGTCGCTGCCGACCTCGGCAGTTCAGGCCGGGCGTTTCTCCACCCCGGGCAACCGCGTCAACGGCATCAAGTTCTCGGCCGCCACCGCTGCCAACAAGAACTCGTGGGTGACGGCGAACTATGACCGCGTGGTCTTCGGTTCGCAGATGTCGAACTACTCGACCACCTTCGCAACCGCTGTCGCCAACGTCGATTCCACCAACGACAAGATGACGGCGGCTGTGGGAAGCCTGGCCAAGGATGCGGCCAAGCAGACCGGTGTCGATCCGAACAACCCGGGCGTCTACAACGGCCGGCCGAAGATCAATCCTTACATGATCGAGGATTCGGATCAGGAATGGTACGTGTGCTTCCTCGGCTCCCGCGCCTTCCGCGACCTGAAGGCCGATCCGGTGATGTACCAGGCCAACCGCGATGCCCGAAATCGTGAAAACGGCGATCCCACGAAGACGAACCCGATCTTTACTGGCGGCTCGCTGGTGTATGACGGGATCATCTACAAGGAAATCCCGGAGATCACCCAGCGCCTGCTCCTGAAGGGCGTCGGCGCCTCGTCGATCGATGTCGAGCCGTTCTTCCTCTGCGGGCAGGGCGCTCTTGCCTACGCCACGGGCCAGATGCCGCGTCCGACGCAGCTCGAGGACGGTGACTACGACTTCATCACCGGTCTCGGCATCGAAGCGCAGTACGGCGTTGCCAAGATCGCCAAGGCTCCGCTCTCGGTGTCCGGCGCCACCCTCGGTTCCCTTGTGGACTGGGGCATGGTCACCGGCTTCGTCTCCGGCGTCGCGAACGCTTGATCCATCTGAGCCGGGTTTCGGCCCGGCTCTCCCTCTCCTGACAATCGAAGGACAACCACCATGGCTACTCGCCAGGATTATGGCCAGCCCCAGACGGGCGGGCAGGGCTTTGCCCGTACCAACAAGACCTTCGGCCGCCGCGTGAATTTGCTCGCGGCCGATCTCGTCACCGCCAACGTCGTCTCGGCGTTCAAGGTGCCGGCTGGCTTCGTCGTCACCGGCATCATTGCCGTATCGTCCGACGTTGACACCAACGGCACTCCAACCGTCGCGCTCAGCGTCGGCGATGCAGGCTCGTCCGTCCGTTATCTCTCTTCGTCAGCAATCGGACAGGCCGGCACATCCACACAGACGCTCGCTTCGACCGGGCTGCTCTTCGTCAACACCGCAGAGACCGAAATTCTCGTCACCGTGACGACCGGTTCGGCGACTGCGGCTGCGGGCACGCTCGACCTGTATCTCAACGGCTTCATGCTCTGAAGGAGAACCGCCATGAGCAGGATCAACGCCACCTATCGAGCGCCTGAAGGCGACAGCCCGTTTGTCGAGATGTGCGGTGTGCGCTTCTTCGATGGCCAGGCGATGCCGCTCGACAGCGAAGAGCATGCCGAACTGATCGCCAAGCTTCGCACCAACCAGCATTTCGAGGTTGGCGGGAAGAAGGACAAGGTGGAAGCCGAGGCTGACGCCGACAAGTCCGACAAGCGTGCGATGTAAGACCGAGGTCGCTCAGCATGAAAAGCCGCGAACAACTCGTCAACCGTGCCCTTCAGAAGCTGAAGGTTCTTGCCGCAGGGCAATCACCTTCAGCCGAAGACTACAAGGTCGTGGACGATGATCTTGAGCCGGTGCTGAGCGACCTCAGTTCGCGCGGTATCTACCCGTTTGGCAATCCTGATGAGATCGAAGACGAGGCGTTTCTGTACCTCGCCACCTGTTTGGCACAGTCGAGCGCTCAGGATTTCGGGCGCGATCCTGATCCCAACCAGGTCGCTTTTGCTGAGGCGCGTCTGCGCGAACTCAACACGCAAAAGCTGTCAGGCCAGCCGCTTCAGGTCGACTATTTCTGATGGCGCAGATCATTTTCCCGACCTCCACCGCGCCATCGGTCAATCCGACCGAGAATGGTGGCCGGCTCATCAACTGCTATGCCGAGAAGACACCGCAGGGCGGGCGTAGCCAGGTTCTGTATCGTCGGGCGCCGGGTTGCGACTTCGCGTTTACAGCCGGCACGGCTGGTTATCGTGGCGCGCTGCTGGACGGAACAGTCCTGTACATCGCCAACGGGTCGAAGGTCTACACCGTCACCAAATCGGGCGGGCTCTATACCGTGACGACGCTTGGCGGAACGCTTGGCGGCTCCGGTCGCGTGTTCATGGAACACAACATGCGCTCGCCAACGCATCAGATCCTGATCTGGACATCTGGCGGCATCTATCAGGTTTCGGGCAGTTCGATCGTCGCGTTTTCCGACCCCGATCTGCCGTCCACCAACTCCCTGTCCTTTCAGGACGGGTATTTCTTCCACACCACGGCCTCTGGGCAGTCCTACGCCTCTGACCTGAACGACACCAACGTCAATTCAAACAGCTTCGTCACGGCGGAATCGCAGGTTGATGGGCTGGTGCGCGGCATCCCGATCCGCCGCGATCAGGCGCTGATGGGCGACACCTCAACCGAATTCTGGTCCAACGCCGGCAATGCGACCGGCTACCCATTCACGCGCGGCCCGGTCATTCCCTATGGCTTGTGGGGACCATATGCGGTCGCTGGGCACGAGCCAGGCTTTCCCGGCCCTGTCCTCTTCGTTTCCAACGATGGAGTGACCTACAGGCTTGACGGATACGGCGTCACGCGCGTTTCAACGCCTCATCTGGACCGGCTTGTGGCAGAAGTCACCGATCGCACCACGCTTCGCGCCAGCGTCCATATCTGCGCCGGTCATTCCTTCTGGGTGCTGAAGTGCAATGACTGGACCTGGGTCTATGACCTATCCACCGGGGAGTGGCACGAGCGGCAGACCCTTGGACGCGACAACTGGCGGATGGAGGGCGGTATCAACGCCTTCTCCGAATGGCTGGTGTTCGACGATGCTTCGGCCAACGTCTACCGGATGAACGAGCGTTCTCAGCTTGAGGCCGGCAATCAACTGGTCTGGGAACTCTGGTCGACCCAGATGCACAATTTCCCGGCCAGGACATCTGTGGACAAGGCCGCTTTCGACTTCGTGCGAGGCGTTGGCATCGACCGCGGCATTTCGCCGACGCAGACGACACCGAAAGTCTCGATCTCGTGGTCCAATGACGGTGGTGTCAGGTTCGGCAATGCCCTCCTTCGCGATCTCGGCACTCAGGGCCAGCAAAATGTGCGCTGCGAGGTGAACAGAACGGGTCTGACAGGCGATATCGGCCGGCAATGGAAACTGAAGATAGCCGATCCGGTTGAGGCTGTGTTCCTAGGCGGCTCGATGTTCGGCGAGGCGCGCGCGGCATGACGATCGACAGCCCTCCACCCCTGCTGGACGCCAATGGAAAGTGGATACTCGCTGACGGGCGGCCTTCTCCGGAATTCTACCTGTATATGCGGGCGCTCGATATCGTCGCCCGGGCAACGGTGTCGATTGTCAACATCCCCGATACGCCGCTGCCTGACGAGCTTTGGAACGAGTATTTCGAAGCCGCAGCGTCGGATGAATTGATCGGGCTTACGACGGGAACGGGCAAGGTCACGTTTCGCCTGCCATGGACAGTCACCGGACTGGCGGTGCGGGCTTCGCTTGCAACCGCTCAGGCCTCGGGTTCCATCTTCACGGTCGACATCAACAAGAATGGCACGTCGATCCTATCGACGAAGCTGACGATCGACAACACGGAGAAGACATCGCAAAGCGCGGCAACGCCCGCCGTCATCTCCAATACAACCTGGACGGATGATGACGAATTCACCGTCGACATCGACCAGATCGGCGACGGCACGGCCAAGGGTCTGAAAGTCGCGCTTATCGGCCGGCGTCCGCCTCCATGATGATCGTTGATCCGTATCGGTTCGCGGGATCATCGCCGGTTGGCTGCGCATATCAGGGCTTCACCGACGATACGGCTGGCGGGGTGGGAACCACGCGAACTGTCCCCGGTTGCCCGATCGGGACGGCTATCGTCGGGCGGCACGTCTTCGCCTGGTTGTTCTGGTCGAACACCGCAGCTACCGCAACGCTGCTTTCGGCTACGATCGGGGGTGTCGCGGCGGTCATTCACGTTCAGAAGGTTTTTGCCTCCATAGGCACAAATGCCGGCTTTGCATTGATCAGTGCGCCGCTCGCTGTCGGCACCACAGCAACATTTGTCCTCAACTATTCGGACGTGGCCTATCCTCGGATACACACGTACCGGGTCACTGACCTCATATCGAACACGGCTTTTGCCTCGCAGTCGAACGGCGGGTCATCCTCCACCCAGTCCCTTAACGCATCCTGTAACACTCAGGCCGGCGGCGTGGTGTTCTTTGCCATGAATGCCGGATGGGCGCCGCTCACCGTGACCCTGACCGGCAGTTCCCAGGACTTCATGTCAGCATATGGTCCGAGTTCCAACCTGATATCGGGTGGCTTCTTCCTGACTGCGGTGGCGGAAACACCTAGGGCATTCAATTCAACGCTGACCGGTGCGGTGGTTGGTGCGCCCAATCACGCGAACCTCGTCGCATCTTTCCGATAAGGAAACCTCCCCATGTTCGGATCACTCCTTGGCGGCCTTCTGGGCGGCGTGGGCAGTCTATTCGGTGGCAGCGCCACCAAGAAGGCGGCACAGGCCAACCGGGACCAGATCAACCAATATCTCAACCAGGGCACGGCTGCGATAGACACCGGTCAACAGCAGGCCACGGGATATCTGGGACAGGTTGGCGACCTGTGGAAGAATCTGGCGAATGAAAGCGGCGGTCTCTCCGGCCTGAACCTCTATGGCGATGCGCTTGGGGTCAACGGGGATGCCGGCGCACAGCGCGCTCAGAGCGCATTCCAGGTCGATCCGGGCTATCAGTTTCAGCAGCAGCAGGGCCTTGATGCCTTGAACCGGTCGGCGGCAGCGCGCGGGCAGTTGAACAGCGGTCAAACCGGGCTTGATACCCTCACGTTCTCGCAAGGTCTGGCCAACAACTCCTATCAGCAATGGCTGCAGAACCTGAGCGGCTTTGGTGGCCAGCAGGCAGGCATTTATACCGGCGCCACGACAGGGCAGGCGGGAGCGCTGAGCGATCTGGCGAGCAGCGCGACCAACGCAGCCCAGCAGAAGGTCGATCTTTACGGCAATGCGACCAACGGCCTGATGGGCGCGAACAATCAAAAGGCCGCCGGCACTCAGCAGCAGTTGGGTGGACTTGGCGGCTTTGGGCAAGCCCTTGGCAGTCTATTCGGCGCCAAGAGCGGTTCTGGCGCATTTGGTGGGTACCTCTGATGGCGGCGATCAGCTATCCCTCGATCCCGAACTTCTATGACCCGGAAGCGGTCATGCAGGCGACGCAGCGCGGCTATCAGTCGGGCGTCGACTACAAGAACGAAAAGAACGCGCAATCCGCCTTCGGGCAGTATCTGTCCAGCCTCTATGGCCAGCAGCAGGGAGCGCCACAGGGCGTTTCTCCGCAGCCGGCACAGTTCGGGCCATCCGCACCTGTTGGAGCCGTCCAGCGCCAGCCTCTGGCAGCGCCATTGGACCCGGCAAGCGCGCGGGTTGAGGGTGCTTTCGCAGCACAGGGCCAAGGCACGTCACCAACAGCCATAGCCGGCCGTTTCCTGAAGACGGTGAAAGACGGTGGTCTGAACAATCCCTACGCTCTCGCAGCGGTTGCCGCCACGGGCAAGAACGAAAGCGGGTTTGCTCCCGAGCGTGCTTTCGGCACATGGTCCGATCCCAGCCAGTCAGGACAGGCCGGAACGTCCGGCGGCATCATGTCGTGGCGCGGCGATCGGCTGGCAAAGCTTCAGCAGTTCGCTCAGCAGAATGGCGATGACCCAAACAAGCCCAGCCCTGAGATACAGGGCAAATTTCTTCTGGCGGAAGATCCTTCGCTGATCCAGAAGCTGAACGCTGCCCAGTCGCCGGCCGAAGCGCAGCAGATCATGAACCAGGCATGGAAATTCGCCGGCTACGACCAGACCGGCGGCGAGGCTGGCCAGCGCATTGCCGATGCTCAAGCCTATGCGCCTCAGTTCGGCGGCTCCGGTGGTCCTGCACCTTCACAGCAGGCGCTTGAGAGCCTTGCGGTGGGCCAGTCGGCACCGATGGGCAATGCGCCTCAGCAAGCCCCTATGGCCGCTCCGCAGCCGCAACAGGCCGCATCCATCCTTCCCCCGCGTGAAGTCATGGCCGAACTGTTCAAGTCGCCTGGCACCCGCCCGCTGGCCATCCAGCTTGTTCAGGCGGCTCAGGGGCTCAAGCTTGACCAGAATGACCCCGAAAAGCAGATCGCCTATCAGATCGCGGTCGAGAAGCTGAAAGCTCTGCGTGACCCGCAGTCCAAGCTCATCAATGCCGGAGGCGGCTCGATCTACGACCCGAACACGAAACAGTGGATCTCGCCGCCCGAAGGCACAGGGGCGGGCAAAGGCAAGTTCGGCAATAACGTCGTCTGGGGCCAGGATGACGCCGGCAATTGGGTGGCCATGCAACCGTCCAGCGCGGGCGGTTTGGAACTCGCCCCGACGCCGAAAGGCGTAAAGCTCTCGCCTCCCGGAATGTCGAATCTTGACCTCGGGACGCAGTACGGCATGCGCGATCGAAACGGCCAGGTCATCAACACCGTGCCGATCGACAATGCAGGCAAAGCCGCTGCGGCAGCACAGGGCAAGATCGAAGGTGAGGCGAACGCCAACCCGACACGCGTTGCTGCTCAGGCTACACTCGGTTCCACTCTCAGCAGCCTTGACCGGCTGGGCAACGCCGCGCAAGACATCGCGGCGGACCCGTCGCTTGGCAGCATCACGGGTTGGAGAGGACTCATCCCGAACCGCCCCGGCGGCCAGGCTGCAAGCGTCCAAGCCCGACTGAACACCATGAAAACCCAGATCGGGTTCACGGTTCTTCAGGCCATGCGCGATGCATCCAAGACTGGTGGCGCCTTGGGTGCCATCTCCGATCGCGAAAACGAGATGCTGCAAAACGCGTTGGCCTCTCTCGACCAGGCGCAGTCGGAGGATGATCTCAAGCGCGAGCTTGGCAAGATCACCGACTATGTGCAGGGTGCCAAACAGAGGCTGCAAAGCGCATATGAGCAGACATATGGAGGGCAACCTCAAGGCTCTGGGACCACGCAGCCTGCCGGGGACGGCTGGCAGGACCTTGGCAACGGTATTCGCGTGAGGAAGGTCCAGTAATGGCCCGTTTCCAGTTCGATACGCCGCAAGGCCGCTTCGAGGTCGAGGCACCGGATCAGGAAAGCGCTATCGGTGCGCTGAAGGGTATGCAGCAGCCTCCTCAGCAGGACAAGGCGCCCATCCAGTCGCCGGCTGGACCTGAGCCACAGCAGCCACAGCAGACCTATGGCGGCGCGCTTAACACATGGCTTGACAACGCAATTTCGGGCATCCCGATCGTTGGCCCGGCGATCAAGAAGGGCTCCGACTATCTCGGCACCGAGGTCATTGGCCTGGCAACCGGCCAAGACCCGGCACAGATGCGCGCCGATATCGAGGCGAGGCGCGCGCAACGTGACGAGCAATATCCAGCATCCGCCATTTCGGGAAAGCTTGGTGGCGCCATCGCCAGCACAGGCGCTCTCGGGGCGACTGCCGGCGGTGCTGAGGCGCTTGGCGTGACCGGGAATAGTCTGTTGGGGCGCATTCTGGCGTCGGGAGCGTCCAATGCGGCTATTTCAGGAGCCGATACGGTTGCGCGCGGCGGTGACGGGAAGGACGTTCTGAACAGCATGGCGATCGGCGCGGGAACCGGTGCAGCCATCCCGGCGGCCGGTGCGGCGGTTCAAGCCGGTTTGAGTGCAGTCGGGAACCGGATTGCGCCGCTTGTCAACGGGATCATCTCGCCTGTCGGCGAAGCCGAGCGGCGTGTTGGAATGGCTATGGCCAGGGATCAAGCCGCCAACCCCGGCAATCTGGTTAGCGCAGCCGATGAGGCTGTAGCACAACAGGCGGGCGTGCCTCTGCTCAATGCTGATCGCGGCGGCGAAACGACACGAGCTCTCGCTCGATCTGTGGCGAACCAATCGCCAGAGGCCCGCGCCACTATCGACAAGGCGGCGAATGACCGTTTTGCCGGCCAAGGCCAGCGTGCTGCGGATTTCATCCGACAGGTTACCGGTGGGGCCGTGGATGATCTAGGCTATCAACAGGCTATTCGTGACACGGCCAGACTTGTGAACAAGCCTGCCTATAACAAGGCTTTCGCCAGCCCGGCCGCACAGCAAATGTTCAGCCCTGATTTGCAGGAATTGATGCAGTCGCCGGCAGTTCAGCGCGCGGCGCGCATGGCGGTCGGTCGAAGCGCTAACCGTGGCGCTGTCGACGGCTTCAAAGCTGTGGAAAACCCATTCCACCAAGCGCCCGACGGCACTTTCAAGCTGAAGCAGACGGCGGACGGCAAGTTGGTGGCGCCAACACTCCAATTTTGGGATCAGGTAAAGCGCAACCTGGACAGCGAAATCGGTAAGGCCAGCCGCGCTGGTGACAATACGCTGACCGCAGACCTGACCGCGCTCAAAGGGAAACTGGTTTCAAGCCTCGATGCAGCGGTCCCCGCCTACAAGGCTGCTCGACAGGGTGCGGCTTCGTATTTCGGCGCGGAGGATGCGCTCGACGCCGGCCGCAAGTTCGTCAACACGCCGCGTTCCATTCCAGAGGCAAAGGCGGCCTTTGATAAATTCGCACCGGCAGAGAAAGCAGCCTTTGGCACTGGCTTCGCGTCGGAGCTCATTGATAAGATCGGCGCCATTGACGATCGATCCAATGTCATTTCGCAGGTGTTCAAATCGCCCGCAGCGCGCGCGCAGATCGATCTTGCTCTTGGGCCGCAGAGGGCTCGCCAGATCGAAGCCTATGTGCGAGTTGAGGACTTGGCCGATAGGTTGCGCGGCGCTCTGGGCAATTCGACCACCGCGCGCCAGTTGGCTGAGATGGGCATCGGGGCGGGGGCCGGCTATGCGTTCGGCGGGCAGGACTGGAAAAGTGCGACTGCCGGCGCCGCCCTCGCTGCTGGCGCACGCTACGGGTCAAAACAGATCGATCAGCGCGTGATGCAGCAAGTCGCCAAGATGCTTGCCTCGGATGATCCAAAGATTCTGCAAAGCGCCATCAAACAGGCGGCGGCGAGCCCAACCTACATGAAAGCGCTTGAAGATCTGAGCGGACTATTGGCGGCGCCAGTTCGCGGGACTGCGATAGCGGTCAATCACTGAAGCCAACTCATCACCCACGCGCCGAAACCAAACGCTTCATGAGCTTTTAGCCACCAACCGATCGGGATGATGATGGCGGTGGCGATCAGATAGCTGACGAAGGTCAGCAATTCGTCCTTGTCCATCCCCAGCATATAGCACCCAACACCGAGGTTTTGAAGATGTCCATTCTCTGGGAACGGAGCCTGGTGCCGTGGCTTGATGCAGACGGCGACCCCTACAGCGGTGCAAAAGCCTATTTCTACAGCGCCGGCACGCTGACGCCGATCGTGACGTACACTGATGCCGAGCTGTCGATCCCGAATCCCTTCCCGGTCCCAGCGAACTCCGGCGGGATGTTTCCGCCGATTTTCCTCCCCGATCTGACGATCTACCATCTTCGCATCCAGGATGCCGGCGGCTCGACAATCTGGGATGTGGACAATATCCAGGCGCCTACGACGGTAGTGCCCGCCCCGCCCAGCGGTGGCACGGCGGCGGAATTTCTGCTCAATACTGGAGACCTCAAGTCTGCATGGCGCGCGAGCACGCCTACGGGCTTCGTGCGATGCAACGGGCGAACGATCGGCAATGCGACCTCTGGAGCGACAGAGCGAGCCAACGCTGACACCAGCGCGCTATTCCAGTTCCTGTGGACCGAAGACGCAACACTGACCGTCTCTGGCGGTCGTGGTGCTACTGCCGTTGGCGACTATGCGGCATCAAAGGCGATAAGTTTGCCTGACCTTCGCGGCCGCGCGCTGTTTGGTCTTGACGGCATGGGCGCGGCATCAGCCGGACGCGTCATAAACGGCGACACGACAGGCGGAAATTCCAACGCCCTTGGTGGCTCCGGCGGCGAAAACAGACACGCCCTGCTAACTGCAGAACTGGCGTCTCACACGCATACCGGCACGACGAACAGCGATGGCGCCCACGCCCACAACCTCAATGGCCAGACCGCTTTCGGCGGCGCGGCGAGCTTGGCTGTGTGGGGTAACGGCAACCGCACCGATGGCGGCACGGTCACCCAGACAGCCGGCGCCCATACCCACGCCTTCACTACCGACGCAAGCGGCTCGGGAACGGCGCACAACAACATGCCGCCCTTCGCCCAAGTCCAGTTCTTCATCAAGCTCTGAGGCCGATATATGTCCAAAGGATTTGTTATCACCTCAGGCGAAGATTGGGCAGAAACCGCCCAAGTCACCGATGACACCACAAACGGCCCGCTGACTGACATCGATACGGCACTCATCGAGCTTCAGGTGCAGGACGCCTGCCAGAAGGTCGTGCTGGGCGCATCGAGTGCGGATGGTTCGATCACCAAGCCCGCATCAGGGCAGTTCACATGGCGGTTCACAGCCGCTCAGATGGCCGGTTTGCCATCCGGGGCAACCTACAAAGTCGCCAGCCGCATGACGCTTGGCGGGAAAGTGACCAGCCTGTTTTTGGCTGAGCTGGTCGTTCGGGAAACGGGGTTCACCTGGCAATGACCTTTTCCGTTCGTGTCCAGAAAAATCCGGCCTTCAGCTTGCGGGTGCTGCCGCGCGCCATCCCGTTGGATTCGACGATTGCCATAGGCACCGTAACCACGCTGCCGGCCGGAAGTCTTGCCACCGTCAGCAACGTCGGCACGCCAAGTGCCGCCGTGCTCAATTTCGGACTTCCACAAGGTGCGCTGGGTGCTCCGGGACTCCTCCAGGCTGTCGTTGCCGGCGCCAATATCTCCGTCGACAACACCAACCCGGCAAGCCCGGTTGTCTCCGCTACTGGCCTTCAGCCTCTCGACTCCGATCTGACAGCCATTGCAGCCCTGACGACAACCGCCGCCGGTAGAAATATACTAACGCTCGCGAGCAATGCGGCCATCCGTGACGCCCTTGATGCTCCGGTTTACGTCGCGAACCGCACCGCGCTCGCCGCGCTCAGCGTTGTCAATGACACAGTTGCGATCATTTACAATGAAGGCGGCCGCAACGGAACGTTCCTGTTCTCGTCCAGCAATCTTTCGACTCTGGTTACCGCCGACACCGCTCAGGGTGTCTATGTAGCGCCTGCGAGCGATACCACTGGCGCCAGTGGCGCTTGGGTTCGAAAGAACGACGGCAAGGTCTTTGCTACATGGTTCGGGCTTGATCCGGCCGCAACGGCCACAGCCAACACCACGGCCTTGACTGCTGCTTTTAATTTCGCCCGCACATATACCGGTGCCGTGCATATCCCCTCCGGCGACTACAACCTGAATGCCGTCTCGATCACCATGACCGGCAACTCGGATGCGCTCCACATCACGGGTGACGGCTACGGCAAAACCAATCTGCGGTGGAACAACACCGATGGCATCACTATCACGATGGTGTCCAGCCCGTGGTGGTTCATGGGGGATGCCTCGGGGCCTGGTAACGCGGTAACCGTAAAGGGCCTGTCCTTCATTCAAGGGGCCACCACCGGAGCCGTTGGCAAGGCGCTTGCCGTCAACGGGCAGAACCTTGGGGGTCGCCCAGCCCCGTTCTTTCTGGCTAGCGAATGCGTATTCCGCTCCAACAAATCGGTGACGGCATGGGCCAAGGGCATTGAGCTAACCTCAGTCTCGTCGGCCACGATTGAAAAGACCTACTGGTATGGTGCCCTCTCTACGCCAACGCTAGGGACGTTCATCGATCTCATCGCGTCAGTCGGCAAGGATGCCTCCCCCTACCATATCCGAGGGTGCGAGGCCTACTTCTTTGGCACTGCCGTCAATGCGGGATCATATGTTGAAGGCGTCCACGTCACGGATTGTGACTTTGTGCAAGGCACCTACGGCGTGGTCTGGGACGGCACTACAAGCGGTGGCGAGGCTCAGCTGTGCATGACCGGGTGTCATGTAAACGTCACTACGAGGGGTGTGTGGCTGACCAAGGTTTTCTGGAGTCAGATCACCAGCAACCTGTTCTTCATATCTGGTACGGATCAGATCGCTATCCATCTGGTTGACAGTTCCTCGACCACCATCTCCGGCAATGCTACGTCGGTGGCTGGGACGAATGGTACTGGCGTCAACATGCAGGCTGTCACGTACCCGGCCGGGAACTATTCGGTGCGTGCGTCAACCATCACCAATAACGTGTTCGAAGATGGCGGCATAGGTGTAAGTCTAAGTGCAAACGTCAGGAACGTCACCGTCGCAAACAACAAATGCGACGATGGTACGACCTCGGAAGTGATCGACGTGTCCGGGCTAAACTACGTTTACGACAGCAAGCGCACCGCTATTGTACCGGTTGCTACCGGCACCGCAACTGCTGGCGCGGGCACCTACACGGTTCAGTCTGGTTGGCATAAGCGCTGCGGCGACCATGTGGAGTTCAGTCTACAGCTTACGTGGACGGCACACACAGGGACGGGCTCAATGCGCGTCTCATGGCCTAGCATGTACACCCCATCCTCTGTACCAGCGGGAAGTGCGTGTGCCTTCTACTGCACCGACCTGACGTTTACCGGCGTTCCGCAGGCTGTCATCGGTAGCGGTAACGCGTCGATCATTCTACGTCAGGCCACCACAGGCGGCGCGGCCAGTGACATCCCGGTTGACGCTTCGGCGTGCACCATGATCATAAGCGGGAAGTATCCGATCGGTGCCTAGGCATAGCTATATATCCACCGCCGCGCAGGCTTTTCGATGAACATGAAGGAGAGCCATGACACGGCAGTGGTGACGACCAGCGCCACGGCCATGAGTAACAGCGGGGCTGTCTTGTAGATAGGCAGTTCCCGCAGGACGAAGTGCACCGGCATGTGCAGCAAGTATACGGAGTAGCTAATCGTGCCAAGGAAGATGGCCAGTCGACTGCCCAGTATACGTGTGGCCCACCGCGAGTTGATCACAAGTAGGACCGTTGTCGGGACCAGCAGCATATATGCCGATGACCCCCACATCCCTGTTGGCTTAAAGCCTAGGGCCACGCTCACCTCAGGCAGCGCAACGACCAGCCCGATAAATGCTGGGATGACCAAAAACTCTATCAGGCGTGCGTAAGGCACCGTGATCATGGACAGTACAAGGCCAGCCGCGAAGTACGGCAGGAACGATTGGAGCAGGACCGGTGTCTCTAGCCAGAACGCCTGGTTCAAGGCGGCAACAACGAGCAGCAGCAGAATGGTCGTGTTACCGATCTTGCTGAATGCCCACCATATGGCCGGGAACAGCGCGTAGAATTGGACCTCGGCGGGGATTGTCCAGAGCACGTTGGCGCCGCGCCAGAACAGCAGGTAGCTCCACACGTTGCCGATGTAATAGAACGGCCAGACGCTACGGGTGTTGGCTACGAGGGGAAGCGCAAAGCTCACCAGAACCACGACGTAGTAGAGCGGCACAACGCGGGCGATGCGCTTGACGTAGAAGGAGCGGATGTTCTCCAACGTGAAGGGCGAATGCATGTACAGCTCGCCCATGAGGAAGCCGGATATCACAAAGAACAGCATCACGCCGACTTGGCCCGCGAGATGCAGCGCCCCCAAGATCGATTGGCCTGGATAGGCGACAGGCGACGCCGACCCGATGTAGTGGGAAACGACCACCGTATAAGCCGCCAGCCCTCGAAGACCGTCGAGCGCCACGTATCTCTGGATTGTTTTGGTTGGGGTCTCTGTTCCGACCGCTTTCAGCATGGTCGGTCTCTACCTGAAGACGAGGTATCCAGCAACCCGCAAGTAAACCTGCGCGTGTGCTAATTGGGCTTCCTCAATACGTTCAACACTACATCAGCATCGTTAGCTGAGCCAGGCTTCAGCACTTCCCAAACGCCATCTGACCGCTTGAGCACACCGCCGTCAAAGGTGTGGATCTCGCCGGCTTTCTCGACCACCTCAGCCCGGTAGGCTTCGCGCAATTCCAGCCACGGCTTTGGCAGGCTGAACCAGTCACCTTTTTTCATAGAAGGGATACCCTAATGGACCTGAAGACGGGCGACACCCGGCTTATCATAGACGCGTGCAAAGCGGATGGCTTGCAACGCAGCCAAGCGGCCTATGTGCTGGCCACGGCATATCACGAGACGGCCCATACCGTGAAGCCGATCTATGAGCGCGGGGCAAAGGCATACTTCAACAAATACAAGCCGGGAACCAAGATCGGGAAGGCGCTTGGCAATTCTGTCAAGGGCGACGGCTATCTGTTCCGGGGCAGGGGCTACGTCCAGCTGACGGGCCGCGCAAATTACGCCAGAGCAGGGAAAGAGCTTGCCATTGACCTGCTCCGGCAACCCGACTTGGCGCTGCTCTCAGCGAACGCCGCGCAGATCATCGTCCTCGGCATGGTCGAAGGGTGGTTCACCGGCAAGAAGCTGTCCGACTATATCAACTCGGCCAAATCGGATTTCGCCAACGCGAGGCGCGTCATCAATGGCACGGACAAGGCAGATCTGATCGCCGGCTATGCCAAGCAGTACGATACGCTGTTGATCGCCGATGGTTATGGCATCGCCGCGCCGCAGGAAGCCACACCAGCACCCGTTCAGCCTGCTCCGGTCCCACCGGAGCCGGAAGCGCCTGCCGCCGCTCCTGTGGCCCCGCAGCCAGCACAACGGGAGCCGCAGCCTTTGCCTCCTCCCGCCAGCAAGAAACCAGCCGCAGCTGGCATCGTCATCCTGATCGGTGCGGCTATTGCCGGATTTTGGCACCACATCGTCAACGCCTTCTGGAGCATCTTCTGATGAAATGGCTCAATACCAACTCAGTTCACAACGCAATCAATATCCTGATCACCCTTGTGGCTGGTGGCGCGCTTGCCGGATTCGACTGGACGCTGTTCGGCGTCGGGGACAGCGTGGCGCTGAAAATCACCGGCGGCCTGGCGCTGCTGAAACTCATCATCAACGCGGTTCGTGATGGCCCGGCCGGCATGGTCGCGCCGCCACCGCCAGCAGAGGAGAAGTGAAAATGATCAACGGCCTTATCGCATTGCTCATAGCCGTCATTGTCGTCGGCATCATCGCTTGGTTGGTCACGTACATCATCGACATGCTGCCGATCGATGGCCCGTTCAAACAGATCGCCAAGGTTCTGGTGTTGCTGGTGGCGTTGCTCATCATCCTGTTGAAGGCGTTGCCCTTGCTCGGGCTGGGTGGCGCGTTGTGACCGCGCTGCTCCTCCAGTTCTGGCCCTATCTGCTGGCAGGCGCCGCCGCTCTTGCTGCGCTCTGGAAAGCCTACTCGGCAGGCGCGGCCAAGAACCAGGCGAAGCATGATGAGGCCGACGCTGCCGCACGCAGCCAGAGCCAGAAGATCGATGACGCAGTGGCAAGCAGACTGCCAGATGACAATCGCGCGAGGCTGGATAGATGGTCAAAGTCCTGACGCTGGCACTCTTGCTTGTCGCTGCCGGCTGCACCACGACTGGTGGCAGCTTCTGCGCCGTCGAGCATCCCATTCGTCCCACGAAGGCCGAAGTCGCAACGCTCTCCGATGCTTCGGTCGCGGCGATCCTGGCTCACGATGAAAAGGGCGCCACCCTGTGTGGTTGGCGTCCGTAAGCAGCAGTGCATTGCGAAAAGGGCTCCCGGGGCATGATTGAGAATGGCAGTGAGAGAAAACTCCCTCGAAGACTTCTCGATCTTGATGAGGAGACAGTCGGATGGCTGGACAGGCTGACTACCGAAGAACGAACGGCGCTCATCTGGGCAGGACATCTGCCAAAGTACAAGCGGGACCGCCTGGACCTGTTCCTGGCACTCGAGCGGGAGAAGTTCGAAGCCGGCTTTCAGGTCGTCGAGCTGTGGACGAAGGTAAGCTGGATCGCCAGAACGTCGACCAAACTCCTGCTGATCGTGGCGGGGACGCTGGTCGCGATCAATCAGGTGCTCGCCTACTTCGGCTCTTCCGGAGGAAAGCAATGATGCTGCGCCGGTCCTGGGATGGCTTCTGGCGCAAGGTCGACGTGCCGGCGGCAACGGTCTTCATCATGGCCGCTCTGGCCGGTGTGGGGCTGGCCAGTGCTGTTTCCTCGGTGCTGGACAGAGAGCCGCCGACTGCCTTCGAAATGGCCGTAGCCCTGACGCCAAAGGTTCCGCAGGGAGGAGTCCTCGACGTCCAATACATGGTTGTACAGAACCGTTTATGCCCCGCTACGGTTGACCGGTTCATAACCGATGCTGATGGGAACATCCATGTGCCGTCCACCTACACAGTCGGCAAACAGGCGCTGATCGAAGGATATCCGCCGGAGGGACGAGAGAGTTACCATCGATCCGTGACCGTCCCCCTGGCGGCATCCATTGGACCGGCAAAGTACGATGCGCGCTTCACCTACACCTGCAACATCATGCAGAAGCTGGCCTATCCGATCATCGTCGACGCGCCACCGATCCGCTTCATGATTACAGCGGCGCCCGCCTCCGTCGCGCCATTGACGCCAGACCCGTAGTTCCTCCCGAGCGCTTATCCGCTCTACCTATGGCCCTGCTGGCTTCGGCTGGCGGGGCCTTTTGTCGTTTGGGAGGTTGCCGGATTCGATGGAATTTGGTATAAGAATGCTGGGACTTAGCGCGAGTGACTTCGGTCTGTCTGCGGTGCGACGTAGACCCTCGCACGGGTAGCGCGGTCCTTAATATTGCATAGCCGGGGCCGGCCTCTGAGGTTGCCAAGCTTCCTCACGCTCCCCGGCTCAGTCATTGCCTTCCTCCCCGCCGCGCCCAAATATCCCCGGATGCCAACCACCTACATCGTCTCAGCCTACGATACCAAAGAGAAGGTATGGAAGACTGTCCTGGCTACAAGAGATAGAGATGAAGCAGAAGCCATGAAGGCGGCTATGGAACAGGATTCGGTGAAGGCGCGGATTGAGACGTTTCCGAGATGGAAGATGCGGTAGCGCCGAACTGGATGGCTCCAGCCGCGCGCCCAGTTCCGCCGCAGTGGCCACATGCGGGGCTGTCAGGGCCACCCATAATGCCGTGATGACCGCATGTCCCATTGCAGTGCTCGCATATCGCGGCTTCTGGCACTTCGGGCTTCCAGACGCCAGCCTTCCGCAGAACCTTTAGTTTCTCACGCTCTGCTTGCGCGGCGCGGTCAAGGCTGAGCCTGAGCGCGTCCATCAGGCGAACAACCGTAGTGAAGCCAGGATCGCGGACCTTCCCGGTTTCAATCTGCGAAATAAGCGCGTTCGAAACGCCGCTGGCCTTTTCCAGATCGCGCAGGGTCCAGCCCTTGATCTCGCGGGCTATGCCGATAAGTTCACCTAGCCTCATAGTTTCCCCCTTTAGGACCGGCGGGTAGGCGGCAATGCTCGCCTTGATCGGCATGGCAATTGAGGCATTCACCCATACCGCCGACGAGTTGCGTTTCGCAGCGACGGGGAGGATGGGTGCATGAGCCGTCACAATCACCGGGGTAGTAGCAAGTGCATCGGCCATCTTTCTCACGCTCCTGTTCAGGCGTGATGTCACAATATCCGCTGTCAATGAGGTGATCGCCGAAGGTGATGCCCATTGCCTTCTCCTTTGCCGAAGTATATCTTATTCCATTGAAAACGCTATGAAATTCGTCAAAAAGCTCCCAGCCAAACCAGCACCTGATAAACCACCCCGATAGGCAGGCCTACAGCCACTATCAACAGGATCAGGGAAACGTCTCCGGGAAAGCGGCTCATGCTCGCTCAGATTCCTTGTGCGCTACGCCGCCGAAATTCATCAGGTTGTAGTATCCGCGTAGATAGCTCTCATCCTCTGTGTTCGTGACATAGCTGTTGAAATGTACCGTCATCTCCCATACACGACGGTCAACGACAGTGACTTCCGACCAGTGCCAGCCGAAGACAGGGAAGTCGTCGTTCAAATAGCACTGGATCGCATAGAGCCGCTGCTGACCGTCGATCAGCAGATTATCGAAGGGAGAACCCATATCCGCCTGGTTGTAGGTGTATGTCCCAAGGCTGATGCCGCGCCAAGCGCTTTCGATGAAGGAGATCTTCTGCGCATCGGACCACACCAGACCGCGCTGCCATGTTGGCAAGCAGTAGCCCATGACAGTGCGCAGCCCGAGCGGATTTACACCTCTAGGGTTTTCCTTCCATTCTCGTAACTGCATCATTGGCGATGCCATCACTGAGGCGAAATGCCGGCCGAGGTTTATACGTTCAGGCATCTTGCGGCTTGCGGTCATCTCAGAGACGAATGTCCCCGGTGACAAAAACTGCACGAAATGCTTTTCCAT